TCAATCCACCCTCTCGAATTTATAAGAAATGTCTTCAATGTCATTTCCGTTGATCACAATAGAATCAATTAAGCCTAGCAATATGTGACGCTGCTCTTCAATAGTCTTATTTCTAATCCCAATAGCGTTGCTTAGTTTTTGCCTGAACCTCATTTCGTTATCAGCCTGTTCTGACATGTTGGCAATTGTTAATCTAGCTTTTTTAAGCTCGTCAGTTAGATTATCAAGTTCTGCTGAATATTTTTCATTAAAAGTTTTATACTGAGTGTCTGAGATATCACCAGCTAAGTTTTTTTCAAGCAACTTGTCCATCTTTTTGATAAGACTATCCATTTCTTTTTGGATACCGACAATTCTTTCCTTAGCTTTCTTCTCATCCAGGCTCATTACACTTTTATTTTTATCAAGAACCCTTTGAAGTTCGTCTTTACTATTCAATATATACTCTAAATCATTAAATATCGCTTCCTGTAGCTCTCTGGCTCCCACATGATGTGAGTCACAATACTGCTTTCCATAGCGAATATAGTTCATACAGTAATAATTGTCTTTGGTTACAACCTGTCCTAAAGAGTTTTTTCGCCCTCTTTTAAATGTCATACCTGTCCCACATTTAGCGCACTTGGCTATTCCTGCGAATAGAGATGTATTAGAACGAATACCTTTTCTTCTTGATTTTGTACTGATCATAGTTTGAATCTTATCAAAGAGTTCTCGCTCAATTAAAGGTTCATGTGCATTTTCAGCGATTATCCAGTCTTCCTCTTTGTTGTAGTCGTTTATGATACATATATCATCAGATGTCTTTCCTAACGCTTCAGGAGCTTTATAAGGGCGTTCTTTCTTACTCCTCTTGTTGTATACAACATCGCCTACATACGCTCTATTTTTAAGAATATAGCCAACTGTGTACTCACTCCATCGACCACCTTTACTTGATGGATAAGTTTTTTTGTCGGGATTATCACCGTTTAAGTAATGGGCTATCGCTTTCATTCCCATGCCTTGCTCATATAGTTTGAAAATCTTTCTTACAACATACGACTTCGAATTATCAATACTTAGTTTCTTTGTTGTAGAGTCATACGTATATCCAATTGGAGCGTTGCTGGCTTGATTCCATTCACCGGCATAAGCCTTTTCTATCTGTGTGAATTTAATCCGTTCAGCGAGCTTCTGAGACTCTTTTTCAGCGAACATTAAATACATGGTTATTCTTGATGTATCCAAGTTCCCTATACCATTTCTATTTTCTCTTGCATGGGAATCAAAGTGTTCCTCTACAGTAATAACTCTGACACCATGCCTATCTAATTTCTCAATAAGCTCTAAACCTTTACTAGTCTTCCTATAAATACGGCTGATACCTTTCATGATTACACAATCATACTCTTTATTAATTGCACCTTTAAGTAATTCTTTAACTTCTGGTCTATTGTTATCGTCTGTACCAGAAGCAGAATCAGTTTTAATATCCACTATAGTGAGACCTAATTCTTTTGCTTTGCGCTCACATATTTTTATTTGATTCTCAATCGTTTCAGCTTGTCCTTGCTTTAAAGTTGATCTCCTAGCGTAAATGCAGGTTTTCATTGAATCCCTCCTATTTCCAAATAAAAGCACTCACCGATCAATATACTTGATGGCAAGTGCTTTTTCAATAGTATCTAAATATGTATTCATGCTTAGTGTAAACTTTTAAAGGCGTTCGCTCTGCAGGTAACTCTTAAACTGTTTATCTATGTAATCCTCTAATTTAAATTCTCCTAAGAACGTTCGCTTTTTAATTCGAACAGTGTTTGATGGTGGGGTATTAATCGTATTGTTCTTAATATCCCGAAAGAAAGAATTCAGTCTTTCAATATTCTGTTCCATGTATTGCTCTGCTTGCAGCCTAATAGATTCTGTCATCCATTCAACTCCTCTTATTTTATTTTTATCCCTAAAATGAATATAGGGAGATGACAATTTTGACATGTGTCTCGAAAATATCTCCATTTACTGGTGATATTCCCGTTCTAAGTTATTTTATTTTTACTCTTAAACCAATATTAACACCATTTTCTCGGATATAAAAGTGAAAAATAAGAATAAAAATAAAATAAATTCATTGATTAAACACCGTACATGGTGTATATTGTTAATAGAGACAGAAATAAAAAATAAGTATATGGAAGTTGAGGGAATGCAATGAGCCAGTATACGAAGTTCGCCCAAGAATTAAAATACTTACTTGATAATGAAAAAATCACAATGAACGGTATTCTTGATTCAACAAATCTCAAAACTAGAAGTAGACTGTATGAGATGGTTAATGGAAAACGTGAAACGCTTAAAGATTTTGAGAACATCTTAAACATTGCCAAATATGCATTTCCTGATACTTTTGAAGAAAAGCTTGAAGATTACATCTGTTCACTAGCTGAGAGTGACCCAAGCAGAATGATTGTTGTTGAAGCGATGGAGTGGGCAGATGCCAGCCAAAGGGATGAATTAACTGATTTCGTAGTTGATAAATTAAAGAACTGTAACAACATTAAATGTAAAGAGTACGGCAATGTCTATTATCTTCATAGGCAATTAACTAAGGGTGAAATAACCGCACATGAAGCACTTGTTGCTAGTGGGAAGCTTGGTCTAAAACAGATGGAGACAGTTGTTTTTTCTAGACTTATGGTGCTTTACAAATATTTAGAGTTAAGACAATTTGATACACTGTCTGATATGGCGAGAGATATACATAGCGAAATTGTTGAAAATGAGAGTTTTATTAGTAGATCATATTCTTCACGTATACAAACTTTATTGGCAAATATGTCATTGACACAAGGTGACTTGGTTAATACACGGAAACACGCTGAACTAGCTGTCTATGAGTCTAATAATCCTAGATTCTTAGCGTTTGGTTATCTGCACTTAGGAAACTCTTACTTGTTTGAAAGCTTTGAGAAATCAAAAGAAAAGTTGCTAATGGGTATGGAGCATGCAAAACGTTATCCTGAGAGGTACAAACAATTGAGAAGAAGTATGGTTTTCCTGGATAACTATTGGAACAAGGGACAGGCGTATCTAAATCATGATTCGGACGAGATAGAAGACATTCAGGGTATTATCTATAACCATATTCAAAATGGTCGTAAGGAAGTTGCATTGGATATGCTAATAAAACTTGAGGATCGAAACCAAAATGACAACCTTAAAGGATATCATTACTACTTTAAAGGCTTGATTGATGAGAATATTGCCAATTTTTATTTATCTGTTAAGCATTTCAAGCTGTCTGGAGACAAGTTTTGTGTAACACTTCCTTTAGTTGAATTACAAAAGCGTGGTGAGAATACTCAATTGCTTGATTTATTGACTATTTAAAACGGACGACGTCGTCCGGTATCACTTGAAAGGAGGTGAACATAATATGAAAAAGGTACTCATTGGACTTGCGATTGTTGCAGCTTTGGCTGTTGGTTTCGTAGGCGGACAACACTCTGTGAATAATGCTTCTGGAGACGTTCAAGTTGCAAGCATTGGGCACGGTGCATAATTTACATAGAGGAAAGTCTTAAATGGCTTTCCTACTTTTTTAAAATTATTTAGAGTAAAAATAAAATAAGTGGAGGATTAAATGTCGGCTAGAAGAAGCGTAAGAATTGATTTAGCAGCATTAGCTAATGGCTTTAAGCGGATCAATGAAGACAAGCCGGTTTATTACAGCCTAAAACATAATGCAATACTTAGCACAAATGGTTATACAGCAGAAATTATTAGCCCGCAGCCATATGATTCAGTGGTTATTAAGTTGCCTTACATAATGCGTGATGGGGTTTGCAAGAAAGTTACATACAGAAAATCATCGGAAAATTTAAAAAATGACATAAGGATTATGCTTGAGAACCTGGAAAAATTCTCATCTAACGGTTTTCATCAAATGATGGTTACAGAGTGTTTTGACACCGGTTTAATTAAGCTATCTTCTTCATATTGTCCGGAAGCTTACGCTGATATATCGAAATTTAACGGTAGGAATGTAGAGAATGGGGAGCAACTTTGGTGCAAACTTGAAACAAATGAAAACAGAGCGCCGATTGTTACAGCTATAGAGAACAGTAAGCCATCAGAATACCTAGACTTAATTTAAAAGGAGAGACTTTACAAAGTGGAAGAAAAGTTATTGATATTGGAGTCGATTGCTTATAAAAACTGAATTATTGAAGAAAGGTAAAAGTTTTAAAAATCACAGGAGTTTTTGTGAGGAAATGGGGTTGCAATTCAAAAACTCAACCAATAGCAAAAAAGCACAATTAAAAGAATTAGAACGGTACTGTACATATAGTAAGAGTGGGCATTCTATTGTAATCGGTCAAGTGTTTGATAAACCATTACCGAAAGAGGGGAATGCGAAAAATACAGTATATAACGAAATTATTCAATGGTTAGTATTGGATATACTTGCTCAAGAACATAATGATGGAAATGTAACTATTACGAAGAGTAAGTTGATTAGTTCGTTTGGACTGGTGAATAGAAATTACTTTAAGCATATGAGAGATAAACAAGGGATATCACTTCTTGCTGAGACTGGTATTGAGACAGTAAATGATTTTTATAAAACGAGCCAGAGTAACTTTAAAAAAGCAATTGAAACGGCCTTAAAAGGCCTTGTAGATCGAAGCATGATTATGTACGAAACAGTTTTTAAAGTAAAGGAAAATGGAGAATCAGTGTCACGAAAAGCTACATTAGAGGAAAAAGAATTAATCTTGTATTGGCAAAAACAAGTGATGACTGAAATGGGCTATAACAGTTTATCTCAGCTCAGAGGTAGTGGTGCAAAGTCATGGAATACCTTCGAAAATCGAGTCAAAAAAGAAGTGTATAAACGAAGTCGGGTTAATGACTACTTTCAAGCCTATAACATCACAGTCAATAGAAGACACCTAGAAAGAGAATGCATCAGTATGCTGGATTTTCTTTTGAAAAAAGCAAAAAGAGAAGATTTTATTTCTCAAATTAATAATAAGGTATGCATTAAATTACTAACCAACGCTAAGAAAAGACACATAAAATCCTCTGTTGAAAGAGTCAGCAAGCCTCACAGATCTCAAAAGAATTACATAGACGATATTAATAGCTTAATAGATATATTGATCAAGAAAGACGCTCCAACCATTGATATGGAACTTCAGAAAGTTGAGAGAACCACATTACATAAAGACACGATTGATCAAATTGAATTATTGAACTTCGGAATATAAAAAATCGACCAGTAAACTTCCTAAACCTAAATACTTAATACAACCTTTATTGGTCGATTTTTAATTGTCCAATTATAACACGAAAAACTTAAAAGAGTGTGAAACACCAGTCTGAAGGGGGTTTGGGGGATGGTTGGCTGTAAGGTTAATAATTTGGAGCGTAGCGAGGGATTATTAACCTAAAGCATCCCCCAAGTACTATTTGATCATTTGAAATTAAGAAGAGCCTAGATGTACAAAGTTTACTTTGTCCATCTTCTCATCATGATTAACAAGTTAATCATTCTTCGGAATAAACAATTGGAGGATTACTTATTGAAAAATGAAAATTTAACTAAATCAGTGTTCGTTTACTCTTTAGATTCATCTGCTTTTTATAATGATAAAGAAGAGAAATTAAATCAGGATTTGCTTCAACTTCGCCTTTATAAAAAGTTTTTGCAGAAGTTGACTAAAAAAGTGACAAAATTGAATGATTCAAATGTAACCGATATTCATTTAGATCTAACTGGTAAGCTCTTTGAGGAAGAAAGAAGCTTTAAGGAATTGGAACAATCGCTAATTACATACATCAAGAAAAAAGGTGAAAGTGAGTCCAGGCTTTCGAATGATATTGATGAGCTAATGGCCTGTAAATACAACAAAGCGAAAATCAACCGTCTTAAAAAAATTACTAACTGTTGGATTAACGAAAAGAAAGATGAATTAATTGAAGAGCAGCAAAGTTTTAAAGGGACAAGAACCCTTAGAGGTGATTCGCTTAAAACAAAAGATGGAGAGGTTAGATCGCAAAGGGTTATCTCTTTATTTGATTCAGTGCTAATTAGAACACTTGGATTGGACTACGATCAGATCACTGAGGAGATTATGATAGTTGAATCATTTTACCATAACGTTTTTAGAAGCTTGGTTCAGAATGGTTATTATTTTAATAATGAAAAATATGTTTACTATGCTTCATCAGCAGGACAAATTAGACAAAAGAAGGGTGTATTCATCAAAGAAAAGACGTATCTGAAGAAGAAAAACACTCTGATGTGTGGGCTTAGTGAAGAGGTAATTAATTCTAAGGGTGGCATGAGCATTAACAAATGGATCGCTTACCTTGCCTTATCAAATAGCGCTAGTACATTATGGAAAGGGTTTAATATTGATGATTGTATAGTTGTAAATGATTTTGAGACGGATGTGTCCACTGAGGTTGATTACATAAACGATGAAACATACGAAATTAAAAGAGAGTACAAGTCTATTCCAATAAATCATACGGATGGCTGTGGAATGATTCTCCCTGAGCTTTCGGAGAGTGCATTCATGTTTAGAGCCCCTTTTATGAAAGGAATGTTAGTCCCATTTTCATTTGATGAGTATTCTAAATTATGCCGGAAGACCAAAATTAAAGATATATACGGCAAGGAATGGGATATTGTTAAAGACGGTATTAAAATTATCCTAACGAAGAGTCAGTTTAAGCTCTGGAAACATTATGATTCATGGGATGATTACAAATCCAAATTTAAGAAGTATGAGTGTCAGGCAGCCAAGTTGAATGAAGAAGAGGATGAATTTAAAAACAGTGAACTTAATTATCAAATGATCCAGACACTAACCGACACGACAGATGAAGAGTTAGATAAGCTTTCAGAAAACACAGTGAAGAGGATCCAAACTCTTTACAAAGATAAAGAATCAATGCTTGAGGTTATAGGAGCCGTTGAAAGCAATGCCCATAAAAATAACTTTCAGAAAGCTCATTTGATTTATCCTGAGTTGCTTAATGATAACCATTCAAAGGAGATTATTAAGAAGAATAAAAAGCGTTTGGTGAAGGAAGCAAAAGCAGGAAAAATCCTGCTGGAAGGCTCTCATTATACTTTTATTATTCCAGATTTGTATGCTGCTTGCGGTTATTGGTTTTGCGGTGATTCTGATCCGAAGGTTTTACTAAATGACGGAGAGGTTAGCTGTAAGCTTTTTAATAATCAGCAAAAATTAGATGTGTTAAGGCCTCCTCATCTATCTAGGGAGCATGGCATTAGGATCAACAAGTTAAATGATGATCTTAAAGACTGGTTCATTACGAAAGGCGTGTATACGTCCACTAAGGATGCCTTGTCAAGACTTCTGCAGTTTGATGTGGACGGAGATAAAGCACTTTTAGTTAGCGACAGCACTTTTGTTGAGATAGCAGAAAGAAATATGAAAAATGATGATATTGTTCCTCTTTATTATGAAATGAAGACAGCAGAAAACCAAGAAATCAATAATGAGAACATCTATAAAAGCTTGGAATTGGCGTTTGAGGTAAACATTGGTGAGTATAGTAATAACATAACCAAGGTGTGGAATAGTGATAAGGTTGATTTAGACGTGATCAAATGGCTTACCATGGAAAATAACTTTGAGATTGATTATGCCAAGACCTTATACAAACCAACCCGTCCTGATCATGTTAGTCAAAGAATTAATGGTTTCCTGAAGGGGACTTATAACAGAAAAGTTCCTCACTTCTTTATTTACGCAAAAGACAAGAAAAGAAAGAACGTCAGACCAAGAAATGATTCTGTAGTTAATCGGTTGGGTGAAAAAATACCGAATAACAGGGTGAACTTTAAGAGGCTGGCGGGTAAATTTGATTACACAAAACTGAAGAATAAGAATACTAATCTTGAGCTTGATCAAGAGGCATCGACAAGATTTAATGAACTCTACAAGTTGTATTCAAAGCAGCATAAGGAATTAGGCACAAAGGGAATTCTCCTGCAAATAAAAGATGAATTACTCAAAGACTATAGCCGAAAAAAGGTTGAAGATACAATGATTGTGACAGTCTATACAATGCTTGATCGTAATAAGCACTGGAAGGCCAAACAACAGAAAAAACAAAATGTTTCTCGTCAAGAAGCAGAATGGCATGTAACAAAAGAGATCAGAGAAACCTTGCTGAGTATTAGAGACAGCAGTTACATAACAGATATATTGGTTGAATATCTATTCAAGACTAAATGCTCTAAGCATAAGGATACTCTCTACAATTGTTTTGGGTATAACATTGTAAGGAATTTAAAAAAGAACATTCGCAGAGCTATTAAATGTGTTGATTGTGAGCGGGAAATCGAAAAGGGAACAAGGTGTGATAAGTGTCAAAAGGAGAGGAAAAGAGAGTTAGATAAGCTGAGAAAACGAAAAGAACGTAAAAATAAAAAATGTCACGCTTAAATTATAAGAAAATAAATGAAGATGGATGAGCCCTTGATATACAAGGGTTTTTCCAGTTGTATAGTGATATCTATAATCTTCTTCTAGGGAAGAAAAAAGAAGTATTGATTTATAGATAATTATTCATACGATTCCGTAATTATAATTTATCACAAAAATCCATACTATGCAATTTCAACCCAAACATTGTTTAATTCAACTTTGGACATCTATAGTCTTTTGGTTATTCCTCCTAAATAATCAAAGAATGCTGATCACTATGATCAGCCCCCTTATTTTAGATAATTATTTCAAATAAAAATTTATTGATGGAAGGAGGACTATAAGTGGAAATTGATAGACATAAGCTATGGCTAGATATTCGTAAAAGAAGGTTAACTCAAACGGAAATTGCGAAAGAATGCGGTTGTGCTCAGTCAAAAATCAGCTCCTTTTTGAATTATGATTCAGATATGTCACCTGAGCTTATTCAAAGAATGAAAGACTTTGTCTACTCTAAGCCTGAGTATGAAAACGGAAAGCGCAGAGTAATCAAAGTGATCTAATTCTTTGTCGTTACTACATTAAACAGCATTGCGGAAACAGTGCTGAAGAGATGTACAGGCCGACTCCAGCGACGTTAAATAAATGGTTTCGGGGTTTCATTAGTTTTACTCCTTTGATTTTATTTTTGTTCTTATTCCGAGCCATTTTTGGTTCGGGGTTTCTCCTTTTAACATGACTATGTGCGGGGCATCCTCAGTGCCCCCGTAATCGTGTTTAAATGAGAAAAAACAATTGGAGGAATAATAAAATGAAAGAAAATAAGGTTACTGATACAAAGATCCTCAAGTCAGGATACTACTGTAAGAAATGCGATTTGTTTTTTGAGAATACATGGGATATGGAATGCTACTGTCAAGGCGAAGGATGGTATAGAGCTAGTAAAGCGATTTTGATGTTAGAGAAGGTGCTCGGTAATGGAAAATAAAAAAGAACAACCAAGATGGGGCGAGCCAAATGAGAAGTTTCAAGAGTTGGTTAAAAATATTGATCCAGAAGTATTAAGAAAAGCAAATGAAAAAATAAAAGAGATGGCCAATGGTAAGCCTCTTTATAGATTTTAATTTAAACAATTTAGGAAGGAGGTGATGATATGAGCAAATTAGCAAATGACTTAATAGGCATTTTCAAGCTCGTTTCAAGAGACAGTGAGTTAATGAATCTTGCTTATTATAAAGAGTTGAGTAATCCCGCTAATATAGACGTGCAGCAAAGAGATGATTTTGATGACATCCTCAAAGGAATTATTGTTAGAGCTCCTAAATCAAACGATTTAAAAGAAGATGATCCTCAATGTCGAATCTGCATGTACTTTGGTAACGGCTATACTACACACAATAAGCGTATTACTTCCCAGGATGTAATGATTGACGTATACACCCATATTGATCATTTTGAAGACAATGATCCTAGAAGTCTCAAGATCATAGACCGGCTAATTGATATTGTTTACGATAAAAATGTTGCTGGTGTGGGTAAGGTTGCTAATATCAATAGAATGTTGATAGCTAATCCTCCTGATGGATACCTCGGCTATAAACTCATCTTTTCCTTTGGAGCTCCACAATAATGGAATATTCAAAGGACTTCTTTATTTTAGGTACTCCTATTTCAACAGATATAGGAGAGTGCCACTTCATTAGACTTAAAGATTATCCTCAGTTCGTAAATGATCTCTCTCAAATGGTTAAATCAAAATCTGAAATAATAGCTGAATTTCAAGAAAACAATAAATTTGGTCAATTGGATAGCTTGATCAATGATTTTAACGCTTCAACTTTGTTGGACATAGTTAATGTGATGGATCAGTTAAGAGCCTCTTACCAAAGAGTGTTTGCGAAGGTGTTTAATAACCCTGATGCGTTCCAATCTGTAGACGAGAAGAATTTTCACGATATCCGTAAGTTAATTCTTGATATGCATTGTTTAAAAGAAAAAAAGGTTAGCAAAAACTCTGAACTTGAAAAATTCAACAAGAAAAGTAGAGCGTTGAAACAGTCTGAGAACAATTATGATTTCTCCGATATTGTTAGTTGTGTTGTTCAATTTACTGGGTATTCATCCGCTGAAGTTCTTGAATTAACGCTTCCCCAACTTCACTCTCATTTTTTCAGAGGCGCTGCTTTTTTAAATAGCTCTGCTGCGATTGTACTCTCTACTGTAAGTCCGGAAGCTGCTAAAAACATCGGTTCTTGGAGTCAACATATAGATTTATTTGAAGAAGAGAAAAATTACATAACTAAGAAAGAAGCAAGAAACTTAGAGAAATTATTCTCAAATTAAAAATAAGGTGGAATTTTAATAAATGAGTAAAAAGACAGTAATTCATGATGTATGTAACGTTGTTATGAAAAGAAAATCTGACGGGAAAGTTATTGCAACTGCTGAAGCACAAACAACTAGCCTGTCTCAAAGTATCCAGGAAGACTATTTAAAAGGCGGATGGGGAAACCAAAACCTTTATCAAATTAAGTCCGACAAGAATATTACAGGAACAATCAAAAATGCTTTCTTCAGCTTGGATTGGTTGGCCATGCAACAAGGAGTCAAGGTTGAAAATGGGACGGTGCAAGTATGGGAGGATGAGACGCTTACTGTTGAGTCAGATGGAAAAGTAACTCTTAGCAAGACTCCAGTTGATGCAGTTTCTTTCGAGAATAGCGAAGGAGAGTCTTATCTTATGGAAACTGAATCCACAGAAGGTCAACTCCCTACAACTTTTGCAAAAGAGGGTGCGAAAGTTAAAGCACGATATAAAATTGATGCTGAAGGCGAAATTGTTGAAATTAAGGCTGATACATTCTCTGAAGCTTATGAGATGGAATATCACACTTTAGAGTACGATCCAGAAACTGAAACAATTCATAGTGATCTTTATATTCAGTTCGATAAAATCTCTCCTTCTGGTGAAGCAGAGCTAAACTTTGAAGCCGGCAACGCAATTACACCTGAAATTAAATTTACAGCGCTTGCAGTTGATAATTCTCTTGGGCGTTTCATTCGGGTTAAACGTAAAGCAGACGGATCAAAAGGTGAGAAACCTACTGAGTCTCCAAAGCAAAGCGTTGATCTTGGCGGCGCAAGTGCATAAGGGAGGCGTTGAAGATTCCTTTCTTAAATAAAGATGGAACTACGCTTACCTCTGCAAAAGATGACGGTACTGGCAACCCTATAACGCCTGTATCAATTGAAAATTCAACTATTCCATTAGAGGTTGATCTTAAAACTGATCAGCCTCTTGATGTTAATGTTGCAAACAAATCATCTATTCCAGTTCTTGTGAGAAACACAGTTCCTATTAAAACTCAGATCCAAAAGTCATACGAGGAATCTGTCTTAACAGATAATGATACTGTGGCAGTTGGTGCAACAAAGTCGTACACATTAGATCTTGTTGAAAATTTAGGAGTGTTTAGAGCTTATGGCGTTGCTCTGTATACAACACAGACTGACAGCGCAAATAGCAAAGTTACAGTCAGTGCTTATTCTGTGCCGAAGAGTATTCCTTTTTATTCATCAACATCCGCAAGTGACAGCACAACTTTAATCAGTAATGCTGCATTTGTTTCAAACTATCCAATTCAAAAACAGTTGCCCTTCGTTTGTCCAAAAGTGCTATTGACAGTTAAGGCATCTGGAACTGTTGATATTACTGGTTTTAAAATGATTGTTTGGGGGATGGAATAATGACTTTTCATGATGTATGCGGAAAGTTTAAAAAGGTTGATGGTATTGAAGATGCGTATTTACTGCTTTCAGAGGAGGACAATTATTACATAAGCCTGAGTGATTTTGAAAAGCTCTTTGAAGAGGATTTTGACGAAGAGCATCCATATGAATCACTTTCAGCAGCTGCTGATAATTCTCCAGCCTGGAAAGACATTTGGGACGATATTTGGACGGAAGACCTTTAATAAGGTCTTCTTTATTTAGGAGAAATAATCAATGTCTAATTCACAATTTATAGGTCAGCTTAAACAAAACAATGAACAAATCAATAACCTTAAAGATCAATTTTTCAGAACTGAATCTCACATGTCTGATCATGAAAACCGTTTATCTGAAAAAGTTGATGATTTCATGGAGAAGCAGAATTTCGATTTAAAAATGCATATTCAAAACAATGAGAATCCACATCATGTCACTAAAGAGCAAGTCGGATTATCAAATGTACTTAATGAAGAGCAAGCCACAAAAGTTGCTTTTGATGCTCATTTAGAAGATAAAGACAACCCACATGGTGTAACAAAAGCACAAATAGGGTTATCGGCAGTCACTAACGACGTGCAAGCAAAGAAAGTGGATTTTGACAAACACACCTCAGATACCTCAAATCCTCACAAGGTAACTGCTGCACAGCTGGGACTTGATAAAGTTGATAACGTTCAGCAAGCCGCTAAAAGTGATTTTGATAATCACCTGAATGACACTAATGTTCATGTTACGGCTGAAGACCAAGCTTATTGGAATGATATGACCCAGCAGTTCAAAGATCATAATGAAAACCCAGAGCGGCACATCTCGGTAGATGAACGGAAGACGTGGAACGGTGCTATTACATATGCCAACATCATGCTAAAGAATGGAGCTACAGTAGGCACACGAACGCCCATTTACGCAAAATGGGGAGCGCTGTTAGTTTTAAGAGGTCATGTTAGAACTGATCCAGAGATCATATTTGGCTCAATTCCATCTTCAATGGTTCCAGCAGGCGGTACTGTAGCAACAGTATCATTGAGTGGTACGGGTGGAACAGCCAATCTGATAATTTACGATAATGGTGATTTGAAAATAAAATACCCAGACCCCGCTGATTCAAGTAAATTGGGCGGTTACTATATTGATGTAGTCGTGGGCTTTCAAGAAGGAGACATAACATGATTCAGGTTTATGAGTATGATGAAAATTTCATTCTAACCAAACCCGTTATTATTGAACCGGATGAAGAAGGAGACTATACAATCCCTAAGAATTGTACAACCGTCCAGCCCCCGTCTTTCATAAAGGCGATGTATCATCCATCAGATATGTTGTGGACAGAGGCCGCAACGGAGGAAGAAAAAGAGGAACTAGAAGAACAAATTGAAAATGGTCGGGTATCTTCACCGGTTGATCTTTTGAAAATGCAGAATGCTAAATTATCGTTTCAAGTGGCTGCTGCTGAAAAGGAAAATGCTCAACGAAGACAACGAGAAGCTGATACAGCTCTATTAATCGCACAACTACAAAAAGATATTACTGACTTGAAGGAAGGTAAGTAAATGGCTTCATACCCCGAATTTGCAGATATTAAGCAGTTCTATGACTGGAAGTGTTATACGGACGCCGATATAAGGACGTATGTTGAAATAGACTGGATTACACCCGAACAGTATGAAGAAATTGTAGGAAAGCCATACGAAAACAATGAAAGCAAAGGAGAAATTAAATGACATCGAAAAAATTAAGCGTATCAGGTGTAAAGACACTATCAAAAAGTGTTGATAAGAAACAAAAGGTTCAGATTAATGATGAGTATCATGTATACATCTATCCTCAGTTTGGTATGTTCAAGTTACAAAAGATGTTTGAGAATTTTGTGAAAGCCCTATTAGAAGCTGAAGAGCAAGGTATTGATTTGAGTAAGATCAGCATGAATGATTGGTTAAGTTTTAATGTCGTGAAGGAGTTCAGTGACTTGGATATTCCTGATGATACTAAGAAACAGTTTGAGTTTTATTACGAGTTAATGAACACTGATCTCCTTTATCCAATCTTTAATAAGTTTCCTATAGAATCACTTGAAAAAATAAACATCATAGCTAATAGACTTCGATCCAATTTTGAAAAATTAGGATCTGCTAAGTCTGAAGAGTTTGAACAGATGATTATTAATACAGTAGCTGAACTAGAAGAAAAATAAAAAATAACCATTCAATTTAAACAAAGTCGATTCGCGAACGACTATAAATGTCTAAACAAGGACAGAAAACAACATGCAGGATATATTAGTACCCTCCTTTTATGCTAGAAAAAAGTGAAAAATAAGGATAAAAATAAAATAATTTATCTTTACTATAGTCAATATAAGTGTTATAATTAAGTTAAGAAAGGAGGGGAAATGAGTATGGAAAAGTTAGAGCTTATCCTTCGGGACTTGGCTTGGGTGGTTGCAATCCTAGCAGGAATAACAACCATGATCAAGAACATCAAGGACTTGAAGGCAAGCAAAAACAAAAAACGACGTTCTCCCGCCAAGAAGAAACGTCGCTCATAAGCTAGAGGGGATTTATTCCCCTTCTCTTATTATTATAACACTTTTCATTCCATACTCAAAACACATGAAAAAATTGAATGACGGTTTAACGGTAGTCTTTTTCATTCTGTTCATTATGCTGTTTTCGAATTTTGATTATGCTCATCTCAGCACCTTAGATATACTAACAATGGTATTAGCGTTAATCTGGTTGATACTCACTATAATAAACATTATTCTTAGGTGGAGGAATCATCGAAATGACTAAGATTGTTTTTGACAGCATTGATGACTTGAAGGATTTTATAGCAAAAGAAATTTTAACTACGTCTGAAGCGCTTGATATAATCGGTTGTAGTCGTCAAAATTTAAAACAGTTGGTCGATCATAAAACATTAGTACCCATTAAAACAACAAGTCGTGATCGTTTATTTTTAAGAGAAGATATTGAAAGTTATAAAAGGAAAAGGTAAGGCATCCGCAGCAACGGGTGCTTTTTTATTTGTGTTATGAAGCGAGACAAATAAATAAAACAACATACAACGGAGGAATTTAAAAATGAGTACAGCTAAAAAAATAGGTCGAATTAAAACAACTTTAGATGTGGATTTGTATCTTGAGGTTTGTGGTTACAATGTGTATTTGGAGAATTCAGATGAAGGTGAAAAAGTGTATTATGGCGTTAAAATTGCACTTCACTTGCTTCATCCGGAATCCAGAGAAACTGTTGATGTCATTAGGCAAAACAAGCTGATTGATTCAGAAAAGATCAGTTTTAAGGATGATGAGACTAAACTGGCTACATTTGAAAGATATTTTAAAGATAAAGCGTTAGAAGTGTATAAGAACGATTTTGTGGAAGATGAACTGGCTTGTTGTAAAAGGTGTGAAGAACCTGAAGGCTTACACGTAATTGAATCTGGGGTTGTATATGCCAAATGTAAGTGCGATCTTAAAGCGTTCTTATCACAAGAAAAATGTAAAAAATAAAGTAGGTGTAAAATATATTATGCTTGATGAAAGAAAGTTAAAAGCAATTGAATTATTAGTGGAAGGAAAGCTGAATAGGACTGAGATTGCTAAGGAAGTAGGAGTGACAAGACCCACTCTGTATAACTGGGAAAAGGAAGAAGAATACTCGCAGGAGTACGACAGACTTTTACATTACAAAAAACTTTCAGTTAGACGTGAAGTAAGTCGAGACACAAAAGCCTTCTTTGAAAATTTAAAAAAGATCAGCGAATCATCCACAAATGATAATGCAAGGGTGAAGGCTACACAGTTATTACTTGCATACACTGAGGGTAATCCAGAGAATATTTTAAATATCAAAGATGATCGAAGCAATGACAATGTATCAACAGATGTATTGGATAAGGAAGAAGAAGAGTGGACGGCTTCAAAGCTATCTGAAGACCAATAAAAAGACCCTAAGCTTTTATTAATTGGCTAGGGTCAGCTGTGCTTCATATTCTTTTATCACTTTATAGAAAGTATTCTTAGTAAGCTGTAAGTCTTTAGCGAATTGAACACCTGTAATCTCTTTGCTTTTCCATTTAGAGTAACCTGATTCAAGGGTGGATCGTTGCTCTTTTGTTAATGTGTTAAATCCCTTTTTTGGTCGTCCTAAGTGCTTTCCTTTTTCTTTGGCATCTTTGATTCCTTCTGCTTGTCTCTCTCTTATATCCTCCCTTTCCTTCTCTGCAAAGGCTGTAAGGATAGTCAATACAATCTTCTGTATAGCTTCTTTAAGAATATCGTCTTGATCTTCAGTTGAGTTGATCATTGGTTCTTTAATGAATTTAAGCTTAATGCCATTATCAATGAACCAATCGTATTCTTTTTGAGTCTCTTTCATGTTACGACCCATACGAGTGATCGAATCAAACACAACAGTATCACCTGTTCTTACAACTTGCTTGAGTGTTTTATATGCAGGTCTTTCGAAGTCTTTACCACTTTGTTTATCAATGAATAGATCACGTTCAGCAATGCCTTCTTTAAGCATATTGGTGATCTGCCTGCTTTCGTTTTGATCCTTTGAACTTACTCTTATGTAACCAAACATTTTAGAAGTCATCACTTGTCATCCTCTCATTTATTGTACCTTTATTATACCACTTTAGTTTGTAAAGGTCTATTATATTTTATAAACGTTTATAAAAATGAAACAAAACCTTTTTAAACGTGATGTTGCTGAGATAGACAGCGTTTATAAACGTATGCCTTTACAAACTATGGTTATGGTATAAGTAAGTCATTTTGTGAGTATAAAACCACCCGATAGAATCCTCTCTAAAAGGCATTTACAGGCTAAATAAACATTGATGCGTAATCTGATACCTATAGGGCTAAATGTGTTTGAAACGCACCAGAAAGGACGCTAGTTATCAATAATAGGGGGTATTCTAAATGATTGAACACCCTCTCATCCGATAGCAACCCACACAATTTTTATTATAATTTTAAAACTCGGAGGTGATTCGGATATCCGATTTAATCAACACAAGAGAAAACAGGAATTTGCTTAGAGAGTATCTTTATAGAGATTACTTGAAAAATGGTTCAACTCATGATGAAGCAGTAATGAGGACAAACAGAATGATGAAGGGGAAGAATCTCTTCGGTAAAAATGGAGTAGCTCATTCACTTGGGGCTCGTAGTTTTGAATTCTTTTGTCTATATTACCTACAGGATACTTTCCAAGCAAAACCCACTAATACAGCTCGTAAACTTGGTGATTTCCATTTTGAAATATGGAATACGCTTGATGATATGTTCATTAAAGATGAATTCGATAAGCTTTCCCTTTGTATGCCTCGTGGTAGCTCTAAGACAACAACTGTTAACTTTGCCTTATCAACATATTTAGCAGCATACGGTATATCCTACTTTACGCTTGTAGCTGGGAAGAAAGAGGATGATGCGGTTGAATTTATCAATGATACTCGAAAGGCATTTGTTGAGAACCCCTACATAATCAATACATTTGGACATATGCTCACACGTTCAATTAAGTTGAAAATGTATTTCTCAAACGGTTGCAAAATCCAAGCTATAAGTTCTGGGACATCTATTCGTGGATTAAAACACAATGGAGTGCGCCCTACATGCATTATTGGCGATGACTATCAATCAGCAGCTGATGTTATTACTCAAGAAGCAAGAGATAAGAAATACAATACATGGACACAAGATGCTGAATATGCTGGAGATGATCCTGTTTACAGGGATGGCAAGAAGGTCAAGATGGCAACAAAGTTTATTATGCTCGGTACAATTCTGCATAGGGACTGTCTTATCTCAAGAATATTAAAAGATAGCCAGTATAAACGGATCGTGAAGAAAGCCGTCCTTGTTGACGATATTGATGAATTATTCAATAGTGGCAAATGGGCTGAATTGAAGAAAATTCGATATGACGCAACCAATCCCAATGCAGAAGAGGATGCTAAAAAGTTCTACTTAGAGCATGAAGAAGAGATGAAATTCCCAGTTCTTTGGGAAGATAAGTATGATTGCTACGATCTTGCCGTTGGAAAGTATTATCCTAATCCTTCAGCATTTAAACAAGAAATGATGAATGATGCGTCTAAGCTAGGGCAGAAAGCTTTCCATGATATCAAGACATTACCTAGAAAAGAAATTGAAAAGGAAAAAGACAATTTCATAAAAACAATACTTTGTTGTGATCCAGCCGTTGAGGTACAGGATAGTCACGATTATTCTGCTTTTATTGTCGGTTCTAAGACTCCTAATAACTTTAGATGGGTTAGGAAAGCGTGTATTGAGAGGCTTGAATACGATGACTATATTGCAAAGGTTATTTCCTTATTGAAAGAATACCCAGATATCACGCATTTATGGATTGAGAAGAATGTGTTTAGTGGTGCAGATGTACGTGATATTCAAAGAGAAATTAATAAAGATCGTACACTAACAGCAAGAGATATTCAAATCATTAATGAACATCAAACGAAAAACAAAGAAGCTAAGATTAGAGCCATTGGTGGAAAGGTAGACAGTGGTTTTATTGTATTTCCTCAAGAGGATAAAGAGTTTACTGATCAGATAATGGCTTATGAAGGTGAAAAGTTTACACGCTTTGATGATGCTCCTGATATTACAGCTGAGTTTGACAGGCTTATTGATGAGCTACAAGAAGTGCAATACATTAGCTTTTTAGATAGGTCAGCATTATTTTAAAGGAGGTGAGTAATTGAGAAACATCGTTGATACAGTTTTAAAGCGAAAAAGAAATGGACAAATTCAAATAACTCCTGAATTAGAAACTTTGTTAATGAAGTGTCTTAGAAAGCTAAGAGAAAACCAGGAGACTTATAAAACATACGAAGAATACTACAATGGACATCATAGCATAATGAGGAACTATGCTATGAATGAGAGTAGAAGTAATATGAAAGTAGTCGTGAATTTCTTTAAAAAATTTATTCATGACGAAATTGCGTATGCTTTGGGGAATCCAGTGACCTATATTAGTTTAGATGGAAATAGTCAATTGATTGATGTGATTGATTATAACTTCTCTCATTGGTCTAAAATTCACGATCAAAAACTTATGCTAGAAGCAACTAAGTTTGGTGAAGCATATGAAATCCAATACACAACCAGAGACAATGAATTTAAGTGTGCTGTATTAACGCCAATGAACTGCTTTGTAATCGAAGAAGGCGATGTTGAGAAAGACGTTATTTTGGCGTTGCATATATACAAAAACGATTTGTTTTCTGATAATGAAAAAGTAGATGTTTACATAAGTAATTCAATCTTACACTTTGATGTTGATGGAAGCGATAATCTAATTTATGTGGGGCAGCGTACACATATCTTCGATACACCTCCAATTGAAGTGACCTCCGCAAATCACGAAAGAACAAGTATGTTAGATGATATCAAATCAGAAAATGATGCCTATAATAACACATTATCGGATTTGGTGAATGAGGTATCTGATTTCAGACAGGCTTTCTTGAAAATAACCGGAGCAAAAATCACTGATGAAGAAGCAGCAAAGTTTAAGAAAACGGGTATTCTTCAAGTGCCTACACAAGCAAGTGTTGATTATCTTATTAAGAAGATTGATGATAAATTCGTCCAAAATTTGCTGAAAGAGCTTGAAGAGAAAATGTACAAGCTGGCCAGTCATGTAGACACAAATGAAAAGCTTCAATCTAATCTATCTTCTGCAGCCCTCAGATCAAGATTAATCTCCTTGGAAAATAAATGTTCCCTTAAACAAGCGATGCTGGAAACAGCAATTAAGAAGAGGTTAAAGAACTTCTTTAAGTTTATCAAAATCCAAAAAGGCGAGGAATACGATCATCGCAAGGTTAAGCTTAAATTAACAATGAACATCCCTTCTGATATTACTGCTTTAGCTGATTCATTAAGCAAATTATCTGAAGTATGTTCATGGGAAACGATACTAGCCCAAATACCATATGTTGAAAATCCTGCTGTAGAGATGCAGAAGAGAAGACAGGAACAAGAATATGCAAGAGAACAAGAGATTGAGCACCAAAGAAAACTTAAATCATTAGAGATAAGCAATACTACAGGCTCTCTATAAATAGAGCCTTTTTCTTATGTAAAAATATGCACTTTTTAGGGTCACTGACACTAGAAAGGGCGAATGGAGTGATTTGAAATGAATTTAGAAGATGTTAAAAAGTTTTTTGAAGAACAACAAGATAATGACGAGGTAAAACAATATCTTCAAGGGTTGCAGCCTGTAACACTTGATGGTGTTAAACAGTTCGTTGAAACAGATGAAGATGCTAAAAAGTGGATGCAGTCGCAAAAAGATAGATTCTTCTCCACAAGTTTAAACTCATGGATGGAAAGCACATTTCCTCAGAAGCTTGAAGAGGAAATTAAGAAGCGGTATCCAGATGAAACTCCTGAACAAAAAAGAATTCGGGAACTTGAACTCAAAAATGAAGAATTTGAACGCAATGCAAGAATTGAGAAAATGAAATCCATTGCACTAAAAACAGCATCAGATAAAAAGATTCCTGCAGACTTAATTGATTTGCTTGTTTCTGATAATGAAGAGGTAACTCTAGGAAACTTAACAAAATTTGAAGAGTCTATGAAGCCGTATATTCAAGAACAGGTTGAAGACCGATTGAAGAATAGCAGCTATACTCCTCCTGCTTCTGTAAATAACAACAAAGCTGGATCCTCTTCAGACTTTATGGCAGCTATTTATGAGAATCAATCAAGACTATAAAACTATTAGAAATAATAAAATAAAAAATAAAGGTGGAAATTATAAATGGCATTTTTAAAAGATCAATTAGAAGGTTTTGTACCTACACAAATTCAAAAAGAAATCATCAAAGGCATTACCAAGGGTTCAACATTACTCAAATTATCTAAGGTTCAGCCTATGGAATCAGATAAAAAGAAAATTCCTGTTTTGGTTGATGGGCCTGGAGCATACTGGGTAGGAGAATCTGAACGGATTAATACATCCGAAGTGAGATATATCCATCCTGAACTTGAAGCTAAAAAGATCGGTGTAATCATTCCAGTAACTAAAGAGAAATTAAATGACACCACTATCAACGTTTTCTCAGAACTGCGAACAGAAATTGAAAAAGCATTTTACACTACTATTGATGGAGCGGGTCTTTTTGGTATCAACTCTCCTTTCAAGAAAAGCTTGTTTGGCTCTGCTGAGGCTTCTGGAAATCTTATTGCAAACGGAACCGGCGGCACATTTGATATTGACGTTTCAAATGCTATGGCTCTTGTTGAAGATGCAGGATTAGATGTAACTGGATTTGCAGGGCATCGAGGTATTAAAAATACTCTACGTACTCTAAGAGACACAAACGGAAATCAAATTTATGTTTCTGGTGTATCACAAAATGAATTGTACGGATTCCCTGTTGAGTTTTCTTCAAATGGTGGATTTGACAAAACAAAGGCTGATCTAATCTTAGGTAACTTTGATTACTCATTGGTTGGTATTCGAGAAGGATTGAAATATGAAATCCTGAAGGAAGCTACACTACAAGGTCATGTAATGGGCGATGGTAAACCTCTTTCACTTGCAGAAAACGATATGATTGCAATTAAGGCAACTATGAGACTTGGTTTCTTACCTATTAAGGAAGATGCTTTTGCAGCAATCACTCCTAAGGTTGATAAACAAGATTAATCGGAGAGAGGTTATCCTCTCTCTTTTTTTATCATAAAAAATCTAAATAAAATATGAGGTGCTTAATATGAAGGGTTACATTGATCCAAATGGTAATGAAGTGAAATTGACAGAAAAGGCCTTTAAATTAATTTATAAGGAACAAGGCTATAAGGAAAAGAAAAAAACAGTAAAGAAGCAGAAGAAAACTGAGAAATCAGGTGAATAGAATGGATCAATTGGCTAATTTGAAGTTGTTTTTAGATATTGCTGATGACTCTGAAGATGCTCTTTTGGAACTTTATTTAAAGAAAGCTCGGCGTTTTGTAATTAATTACTGTGAGATTAATGAAAATGAAATTCCAGATAATTTGCTAGGTGTCATTGAGGATATAGCTGTATTTAAGTATAGATTAAAGGGTGTTGAGGCTACAAAAGCGGAAACAAGAGGGGGTATTTCAGAAAGCTATTACGACAAACTCCCTGATGATATTAAGCTTGAATTGGATAGCTTTAAAACCCCTTACATCACTGCTGGAGGGTGACTCACATTGAAGTTCAATGATCTATATTATTTAATTCAGGTTAAAAGGGTGAAGACAGGTAAAAAGACTGATTGGGGAACAGATATATATGAGGATCAAGAAACTCTAGTTCCATACAAATGTTCTTTTCAGCCTTATGTTGAATCAATTAGTTCTCCAACTGCGGTAGGAAGAATAACTGACATAACCAATATGATCTTCTGCCCGCCTAATGAAAAGCTAGAGAAAGGCGTTAAAGTCGTTCATAAAGGAAAAGAATACGAGGTTCTTTACCCACCCAGAGACTGGGGAAGACATTATGAGGTGTTCGTTAACTATATAGGCGCACACAAGCCCACTAAGTAAACAAACGAAGTGCTTTAAATTTTGAGGCACTTCTTTTTTTTATTTGTAGAAAAATTACTAAGGAAGTGAAAGAGCAAGTGTCTCAAAATTTAAAAATTGTATTAACTCCTGTGGCTGACACATCAACTAAGACTGTTCAGCAATTAAATAAAGATATATCCACACTTCAAAATAAAATCAATCCATTGAATCTCAAAGTAAGCTTTGACGACAAAGTTCTTAGAACTCTTGAAAGGTTTTCAAGTGCTTTTAAGCAAAGTGAAGAGGCATTAAAACACCTTAATCAGACAGTCAAAGAAAATATTACTGAGACTAAAAATGCAGATGGTTCTATCACAAGGCTTACACAGCAGTATAAGCGGAGTGGTGAAATCCATGAGAAAACACGGACAATCATAGACAACTCAACAAAGAGTTTGGAACGGGAATCAAAAGCAGCAAGTAAGCTCGTGCAACAAATGGAGCGTCTTGGCCAAGCTCAAAAGAAAGTAACGAAACAAGATGCAACTGGTCGTGTCACCGGAACAGTGACTAAGTATAGGGATGAGTTTAAAGATGTCACCCATAGCACAGATAGGCACGGGGCAACTTTAGCTGTTAAAACCACAGAAAACTTTGACCAGCAACAAAAGGCAATAGATAAACTAAACCAAAAATTAGAGCAGCTTAGACAAAAAGGCCAACTATCCTCAACAGTCCTCAATAGACTATCCAATTCAATTAACGCCGCAAGAACAACCTCTCAAATAGATCAGATCGCTAACAGAATGAAACGCTTGGATGACTCTGCAGCATTAAAAGCTAGAACTAAAGAGTTAGAACATCAATTAAGCCTGTATCAGAGACAAGCTAAATTAAATGTTAAATCTCTGACGGATAGGTATGGAACATCTATTAGTCCTGAGAACTCCAGAGCTTTGCAAAACTATATTAATTCTGTGAATCAGCTCAATGTAAAGACACCGAATATTACTAGACAGATGCAAAGTCTTAGTATGCAGTTTAGAGAGATTCAATCTAATGCAAGTTCATCTTCAAGACAAGTAGCTAGTTTTGGTGAGAAATTAAAGCAAGCTTTTACTGGAATGCCTGCTTACATGCTAGCCGGTTCTGCTTTATTTGGTGGGGTTACTGCTCTTAAATCAATAGTTTCTCAGGTTGTTGAAATTGATACGCTCATGACAAACATTCGTCGTGTAATGGATGAACCAGACTACAAGTTTAATGAGCTTCTACAAACCTCCATTGAATTAGGGGATTCCCTATCAAATAAAATCTCAGATATTCTTCAAATGACTGGTGATTTTGGACGTATGGGTTTTGATGAAAGTGAACTCTCCACTTTAACAAAAACTGCACAAGTCCTTCAGAACGTCTCCGATTTGACCCCAGATGACACTGTAAATACATTAACTGCAGCAATGCTCAACTTTAACATCGCCGCCAACGATTCTATCTCAATCGCAGATAAGCTTAATGAAGTCGATAACAACTATGCTGTAACTACAATGGATCTGGCTAACAGTATTAGAAAAGCTGGTTCAACAGCTTCAACATTTGGTGTGGAATTAAATGATTTAATCGGATACACCACAGCCATCGCAAGTACAACCCGTGAATCAGGAAACATCGTTGGTAATTCATTAAAGACGATTTTCGCACGTATTGGGAATAACCAGAGCTCAATTAAAGCCTTAGAACAGATTGGTATTTCTGTAAAGACTGCAGGTGGAGAAGCTAAGTCAGCAAGTGAGTTGATTAATGAGGTAGCAGCCAAATGGGATACGTTAACAGATGCCCAAAAACAAAACACCTCTATTGGCGTTGCAAACATCCATCAATTGTCTCGATTTAATGCCTTGATGAACAATTTTTCCATTTCACAAAACGCAGCCACCACTGCGGCTAATTCCACAGGGAGTGCTTGGAGTGAACAGCAAAAATACGCAGACAGTTTACAGGCAAGATTAAATAAACTTCAGAATAAGTTCACTGAATTAGCTGTAGCATCAGGAGATGCATTTATTAGTGATGGTTTAATTAATGCTGTATCTGTAGTTGGGGATCTTCTGAAAGCTGTCACTTCAGCTGTAAAGGGTATCGGATTCCTTCCAATTGCTTTTATGACAGCAAACTTTGCTTTAGTTGGCTTTAATAAGAATATGCGTCTGCTTCAAACAGCAATGATTTTTGGGGCGAATTCTTTAACTGAAGCCCAAAGAGCAACAATTGGGATAGAAGCGGGAATGACAAGAGCTACAATTGCTACAAGGTCATTTACTGTTGCTTGGAGAGGTATGTTGGCATCTACAGTAGTAGGTGTTGCCTTTGCTGGTTTAGGTTTTGCTTTAGAAAAAATAATTACAGCATTCGCTGATGCAAAGAAAGCAAAAGAAGACTTTGAACAAAATCAGCAAACCAATGTTGAAGCAATTACAACCAACAAAGACTCGACAGACAAATTGATCAAACAGTATAAGGAGCTTCAAAAAGCTAAAGATTCCAGAACCCTTACTTCTGATGAAGAACAGGAATACCTTCAAGTTACACAACAATTAGCACAATCGTTTCCGGCTTTAATTAAAGGCTATGATTCTCAAGGTAATGCAATTCTAAAGAGTAATAAGGCTTTAGAAGAGGCTATTAAGAATACCAAAGAATATCTTGAGCTCAAAAAGACAGAGACAAAAGACGGTGCTAAAAAGACGTTCGAAGACGCTTCAAAAGGAATCGAAAAGTCTAAGGAAGAACTGAAGCAGTATGAGAAGATGGCCAAGGAATATTCAAAAGGAAAGAATTTCTGGTCTTTCTTTGAAAGTCCTTTTTCAGATGAAAATGATTATAAGTTGGAAGCTGATAAAGCACAGCTGAATATAAATCGGGTACAAAAGGATATCTCTAGCGGTAATGCAAAAGTTAGGGACAGCGTACTATCCATTGCCGAAGCTTACAGTAAAATTGATATTAGTAATACGTTAAAGGCAAGTCTCACTGACATTGTTGATAAGCTCACTCTAAAAGATGACTTGAATCCTGAGGATCTTGAGAAATTCTCTTCAGCACTGGGTAAACTCCAAGAGAAAATGCAATCAGCGTTGAATTCAAATGATGAAAAAGCATTTGATAACGCAAAAAAAGACCTGCAAACCCTTTTAGAGACCTATGCTGACTCTGGTTCATCAATTGATGTCTTTAAGTTGAGCTTTGATAAGGCACAAAAGAACATTAAAGATGGCGACAAAGCCGTTTCTTCTGTTAAATCAGAAGTTGGTGATTTAGGTGAAACACTTGCTGAGGCAGGTAATGAAGCTGAAGATTTTAGTCAAAAGCTAAAAAAAGCGCTTGATGCAAATGATATCAATCAGATTAAGGATCTTATTAAAGAACTCTCAGAAGGAATAAAATTTGGCTCTGTTCAAGATATCCTTAATGGAGATGTTTTTAATAACACCAAAGAACAAGTTGCGCCTTTAAATGAGCTTTTAGAAAAG